GGTATTATACCAATCAATACAAGAGATGAAGGTGGAGATACCGCATCGTTTAATCAGTTTCAACAAGTAGATTTTACTTTATCTAATTCTGTTCAACAGCTTATAAATCTTAAAATGATGTTAGAGCAGACAGCAGGTCAAATATCTGGTGTGTCACCGCAAAGAGAAGGCTCTGTAGCTCAATATGAATATGTAGGCAATGTACAGCGTAGTGTTGTGCAGTCTTCTATATCAACAGGAGGTTGGTTTTATTCTCACAACATAATGAAGAAAAAAGTTATGGAGAAAATGGCTAATTTAATGAAGATAGCTTGGGCTGGAGGTAAAAAAGCTGCATTTATATTTGGTGATGCTGGATATAAGATGCTTAACATACTACCTGATGTAGCATTAAATGACTATGGTATTTTTATGGGCGACTCTGGTAAAGACGATGCTTTAAAACAACAAGTACAACAAATGTCACAAGCTGCATTACAGTCAGGAACCATTACATTGTTAGATGCACTTAAGGTATTAAAAGCAGATACTATGACTGAAGCGCAAGCTGTATTAGAACAAGGTATTGAAGCTATGAAAGGTCAGCAAGAACAACTACAGGCTCAACAACAACAAATGCAACAAGCTCAGGCACAAGCAGATGATGCTAAAATGCAAGCTGAAATGAAACTTAAGCAAATGGAAGTTGATGGTAGAATTAAAGTTGCTGAAATAAATGCTGAAGCTAGAATAGTAGCACAAGAAGTTGCTTCTGATGCTAGTAGAGATATGGACGATGTTCGTGAAAAAAATAAGATTGTCTTAGAGAAAGTTAAAGCTGATATGGGTGCTCAACAAAAAGAAAAAGAAATGGAGCACAGTAAAGAAATAGAAGCGAAAAAAAATAAGATAAAAAAGTAATATATTTGTAAACATAAAAGCAAAATAAAATGGCAGAAGAAAGCAAAATTATTGAAGAGGTAGTTGAGTCTACTGAAGAAACAAAAGAACAGGGCTTTGACCCAACAGCATTTCTCGATGGAGAAGCTGCTGAAAAAGTAGAATCTTTAACGAATGAAGAACAGCCTGAAGAGGTTAAATCAAAAGATAATACCGAATCAGAAAGCGAAACAGAGAGCGAAGGCGACTTTTCGTGGGATTCAGTCGAAGTTGATTCCAAAGTGGGCGAAGAAACTAATGACCCCAAAGCAGAAGAAAAGACTGAAGAAGACAATGATTGGGATGATGAAGACACGGTAGTAGAAAACAAAGAAGAACCTGTAACGGCAGAATTTGACTGGGAAGGTTTAAGTAAAGAAGCAGGAATCGAGGCTTCAAGTAAAGAAGAGTTTATAGCTCAAGTTAAAGATGCTATGAAGCCAGATGTAGAACCTAATGATACAATAAAAACATTAGGTACTTACTTAGAGCTGTCTGATAAGGATTTAGTAATAGCTGATATGCGTGCCGCAAAATATGATGATGCAGACATTGAAGATACTATTGAAAGATTAGAAACAGCAGGACTTCTTAAAAGAGAAGCAACTTTAGTTAGACAACAACTAAACAAGCACATACACTCTGAGAAGGACAGAATAAGAGAAGAAAAAGCTCAAGCAGAGCAAAGCAAAACTGAGAATGCTAATAAATCTCGCAAAGAACTACAAAGCTTTATTAAGGGTAAAGAAGAGTTCTTTGGAGGTAAAGTTTCTCAGAAAGACAAGAAACAACTGTATAATTATATAACCAAAGGAGATTTTGCCCAAGACATCTTTGAGTCTCATGCCAATGTTGCGGAGGCCGCTTTCTTATGGCAAAACAAGGAAAAGATTTTCAAGATGATTAAAACGCAAGGCGTTGAACAAGGAAAGTCGAAGGTCCTGGATGGTATTACTTCTCCAAGTAGAGGTAATCGTTCTTCTAATAGTTTTGAGGCTCCAAGCAAAGGCTTTGACCCGAATAAGTTTATGGCTTGATAATTATATATTGTTAATATAAAACAATTTTTAATTTAAAAACACTCAGAAAAAATGAGAGTATATACCGCTAAATACGATGCCGCGTATAATGACGAAAGCAATTCTCTGGTGGCAAACTTATTAAAGTACCCAGAAATTGCAAAAAAAGTAATCGAGCTTTATCCTCGATACACTACAACTTACCTATTGGAAAAATTAGGTTTTGGTGCTAGTGAAAAAGTATTAGGAGACAATTCTTTCGAATGGAAGTCTATGGGCCGATACAGACAATTGCAAAAATTAAAAACAGCAATTAACAACTCAGGTACTAATGTAGCAGTTGGTGATACAGACACTAATATTGCAATTGTTGAAACTGGTGATGATGTTTGTATGGTTAACAAGTACGATATTATTCGTCTTGTTGATGGTTCTAAATATTATGTAACTAATGTTGCTGCTGTTTCAGGTGGAGCTAGAGTTCTTACTACAGAAGCATTAACAACTTCTTCTGCAGCTGCTGCAGTATTAGCAGCTGATTCTGTTGTTGCTGTTATTGGTAACGCTTTTGGAGAAGGTTCTTCGGGTGATGACGTAGGTCAAGGTTATTCTTACCCTGAAACTCGTAAAAACTACGTGACTATTTCTCGTAAGAAATTAGTTATTGATGCTCGTGACTTAACAGATGTTACATGGGTTGAGCACAATGGACACCGTCTATGGTTCTTTACTAAAGAGCAACAAACTGAAGCTCAGTTTATGTATGACCTAGAGGTTATGCGTTGGTTTGGTAAGTCATCTATGTCTGGAGCAATTACAACTCCAGGTGGTGCTCAAACAAAACAAACTGACGTTCCTGTTATGGGAGATGGTATCTTAGAACAAATTAAAGGTGCTAACACTTTAACTTATGAAGCTTCTGGTTCTGCAACCTCTGCAACATTAACTGAAGATAAGATTTTAGAGTTTATTGGAAACTTATCTCTTAATGCTGAAAACGCAACAGGTAATGAGTGGGTTGTATTTACTGGTACACAAGGTAAAATCCAATTCCACAAAGCAATGAAGGATTTAATTACTAATGGTTCAGGCGGTGGAAGTGCAGGTTCTGTATTTATTGACAAAGCTGGTCAAGATGTTGCATTAGGTGCTAACTTCTCTACTTTTTACGCTTTAGGTAATAAAATTACTTTAGCTCACTGTCCAGTATTTGATGACCCTAATATTGCTCCTGCTCCAGGTTATGCTAATGACGCTGCTTTAGGTGATGCATTTGCAGGTCAAAAATTATCAGGTGTTATGGTATTCTTAGATATGGGAAGTACACAAGGTGTACCTAACATTGAATTGATTGCTAAAGGCGCTGAAGGTACTAATCGTAACTGGGTTAAGAAATACGTTCCTGGTATGATTAATCCTTATGATTCAAAATCAATGCTTGCAGCTAATGGTGATGATAAATTTGAATGTCACTGGTTAACTCAATCAGGTATTATAGTTCGTAATCCACTTTCTTGTGGTATCTTACATCCTGTAGATGTAGTACTATAGTATATAATTAATAGAGCACACCTCTTCGGGGGTGTGCTTATTTTTAACAAAAAAAAAGCAAAAAATGAAAGCAAGAAATTTTGTACAGTACGATTTTTTTAAAATTAAAAACTTTATGTTTTTTGAATTTAATGCGTACAAAGGTTTAGATGGAAAAAGAGTAGAATATAAAGATATTAATGGTGATGTTCAACCATTAAGATTTACTAGCCCTACTGTTCTATTAGACATGGATAATGAAGGTCATGTATTGATAGATAATTTTTTAAAAAATTACCCTGCTGTTAGAGCTGGTCAATGGAAAAGAACAGACATAGGAAGGCAAGAACAAGAAAAAACAAAAGCAACTCTAGATTCAGCAAGAGCTATAATAGAAGCTGCTAAAATGACTGATAAAGAAGTTAAACAATACTCAACAATGAGAAGGTTTAATTTAAATTCTGATACAGATGTTTTAAGAGCTAGAATTATTGAAGATGCACAAGAAAATGCAGATGTTTTCATGGAAACTCATTTTGACCCAGAAAAAGATTTGCGCGTGTTTATTATAGAAGCTGTTAGAGAAAGAAAGATTAATTACGAAAACGATACTTTCTATTACGGAAGAGAAGCAATTGGAACTAACGAAGAACAAGTGCTAGTTTGGTTAAAAGATAACAAAGATATTTTAGCTATCTTGAAGCATGAAATTCGTGGTGAATCAAAACCTAAAACTAAAACAGTTAAAATAGAAGATTAATGACTGACGCTAATGCAAGAGCTCGAATAAGAAACATTATAGACAGTGAAACTACTGCGTACTTTAGTGACACAGAGTTAGACGAGTTTATGAAGATGGCTACTGATGAGTTTTGGCAGCAGTATTATATGGCATTTGAAACTAATCAAGACAATAGAGATAAGCTTGAAAAACTAGTTACATATGAAGAAAAAGATATATCAGATGAGTCTCCTTATAATGTAGGTAATTTATCCTATACTTATGGAAGGCTTTTGTCAGTTTATGTAAAAGATAGTCCAAAAGTAAACATTAAAGTTATTCAAATTGGTGATATATCGTCTTACTTAAATGACCCTTTTAATAAAGCTGATGCTAGTAATCCAGTAATATACTTTTCAGGTGGTAATTTAGTTTCAATAGGTTTTAATTCAATAACAAAAATTGTAATTACTTATTTACAATATACTACTGACTTTACAGACTTAAGCAGTATTACACACGAAGAGGTGTGTCAGATTGCGGCTCGTAAAGTACTTGCAACGTTGGGAGATGCAAGATATAATGCGGTTCAGACAGAAATAACTGAACGACGAGTATAAAGATGCTTTTTGCTCCCTGCTTTCTAGAAAGGGTGAGGTAGGGTAACTTACTTTGCCCTTTCTTATTAAAAATTTATTATGGCAACATTAAACGAAATAGCGTACAATATTAGAAATACCGCATCAGGCGGTGTAGCATCAGATGACACTGATATTTCTTTAAGACAGATTAAATTTATGGTGCATTACCATAGAGCAAATCTTTTGTTACAATACACGGATAATGGTAAAAAGGTATCTAATAGTTGTTTTCAGGTAGATGTTATAAACCCAAAATCTAATGGCGTAATATTAAATGATTTTGTAGGTTTTAATGAAAATAGGGCTGTGCGAAGTATTGCATATAAAGATGATACTTCTGTAGACTCTAGTTACGAACCATTACCTATTATACAAAATCATGATAGAATGTTCGTGAACAATTCTAGATTCATGAAAGGCGCTAGTAAAAAAATTGCTACATTATCTGATAGAAAGTTATATATATGGGAAGGTGACAGTACAGTTGGTTCTGGGGTAGTAGAAGTAAATGCAGTATTTAGTAATCCTACATTGGTTAGTTCTTATGTAGATGACGATACAACGCAGTATCCGATTCCCGAAGAATTGATAACCCCGTTAGTAGGAAATGTATTGAAACAGGAGTTTAGTGCCTTGTTAGGAGTTCCTTCTAAAACACCAAATGACCAAGCAGATGAAAATACGCCACAGAAAAAGCAATAATCATTACAAGAAATATAAAGATAAATATGTTTCTGTAAAGGATGTTTATAATACAATAAAACATTCAATAAGGGTTAAAAGCGAAAGAGGAAGTAGAATATTAAGCTACAGCGAATATTATTCGATATTAAGCACTTTTTTAGATGAAGTGGTAGATGTGGTAGCAGTAAAGCAAGAAGTGTTTAAAATGCCCTCTAAAATGGGTAATATCTATACTAAAAGGTTGCCACATAAAAGACCTTTTCATGTAAGAATAGATATAGAAGAAACAAAGAAAAAAGGCGAGGTAGTTTTATATAAAGTACCTATTTTAGATGATGATTACATAAAGTTGTGGTGGGATAGGCCATATAAGTACTCTAAATATAAAGTCTTGCCGTTAAAAAGATTTAAAGAGCAATTAAATAAACAAAAATGAAAGGTAGCCCAAAAATTAGTGTTAAGCAGGTAGTGTCAGCAGTTATAAGAAATTTAGGAATTCAAGATGCTGCAAGAGAGTTTCACAATTTTGTTGAATGGGCTTTTGAAGCTGAAAAGAAAATAGGTTCTTCTATAACTTTTGATAAAAAAATAACTACATTAACTGTTACTGATAAAAAAACATTATTGCCAGATGATTATCTAAATCTTATAGAAATAGTAAATGGTGATGGTGGCGCTTACGATGACACAAGATGTTATATATCAGGAGGTTATCTTAATATAGATTTAGAAAACACTACAATTGATTTGCATTACGAAGCAATATCTACAGATAATGAAGGTTACCCAACTATATCAGCAGACCACGAAGATGCTATAGCTTCTTATATAATGTATAAATATAAAGGAAGAGAGTATTATAATCAAAAACTTCCTAGGTATGTATATCAAGATTTAAAACAAGAATGGTCTTATCAATGCGCTCAAGCGAGAGGTAAAGACAATATGCCTACTAAACAGCAATGGAGAAATATAAGTAGATATTGGAACTCATTGCGTCCTTACACTGAAGATGTTACTAAACGTAAATTGTTTTAATAATGGCGCAACCTGCTAAAAAACCTAATTCTTTTATAAAAGGAATGCAATCAGATTTAGACGCTAATGTTATGTCTACTGATGCCTACAAAGAACTTATTAATGGTAGAGTATTTACAAGAGAAGATAATGCTTTTGTAATTAAAAACGCTCAAGGCAATACTGTATTTACTACATTAGAATTTGATGCAATTAATTATTTAATTAATAATACCACTTTAGCTGCAAACTCTCAAATAGCCGCTACAGTAGATGACGATGGTAATGTAGTTGGTTTTGTTTCAGCTAATCTATTAGGTGTTAGATTAACTATTTCAGGCTCTGGTTTTACAACAGAACAGTTTACTTTTATAGAAGGTATGACAGGTTCTTATGGTATTACTTATGGTGCAAGTTCGCTTTTTAGAGATTTATTATGGCAATGCACTGCATTAGCAATGAGTAGCCCAACAGTTTCTGCTGCATTAACCTTAAATGTTACATTTGCTACAACAAGCCAAGGGGTAAATTTAAAAATTATACAAAAGTCTAACACAACTTTATCGGTTGGAGTTGAGGCTTATTATCTTCCAAGTGAAGATAACCCTCAATATATTTCTTTAACTAATGGAAACGGTTTAACACAATCTGTTTTAACAGGTGTTCAGCATAAAATAGTAGGGGTAGGAAAATTTTCTGATTATGCTGCAGTAATTGCACATGGCATGTTAGGTGCTAATGATGTAATATTTAAAGTTAATATTAATGCCGATGGCTCTTTAGGGGCTCAAGAAGCAATGATACAGGCTGACTTATCTTTAGACGATGATACATCTTTAAGGGTAGAGGTGTCAGAAGAAAATGAACATTTCCATAGAATTTATTGGACAGATGGTATTAATCCATTACGTACAATAAATTTAAAAGAAGACCCAGAATATTATGTTGGTATTACTGCGGATGATTTAAATGTTTTTAAATCTTCTAATTTAATTGCACCAACAATAAATAATTTATTGCCAGGTGGTATTGTAAAATGTGGTTCTCATTCATATTGTTACAGGTTAATTACAACTGATGGAAAGTCATCAATAATATCACAAATATCTAATCCTATACAAGTTTCTAGGACTAATATTAATGAAGAATATCATAAAGTAGCAGGTGGTAGTTTAGCTACTGAATCAGCCAACTCTGTATCTTTAACTATAAACAATATAGATGAATCTTATAATGCAATACAAATAATTAATATTAGATATACATCTAGTGAAGGTGGTATAGAAGCTAACATAATTACAGAAAGTAATATAGCAGGTTCTACTTTTCAATATACACATAATGGTAACGAAACTACTACAAGTATAAGTATTGGTGAGTTATTAAGAAATAGAGTCAGTTGGGAAGTATGTAAGGATTTAGCTATAAAGGGTAATAGATTATTTGCTTCAAATTTAACAAATAACGCTCAAACAGTAGATGTAGATTTAAGAGTCAAATCTTATAGATATGGTTCTAATGGTAGTAGTAGCCCTGAAACATATCCAGATACTTTTATAAATCCAGATTTATATGAAGACACTTTATATAAAACAACTTATTATGCATATTGTAATTTAGGTAGTGGAGCCTTACCAATACCTGGCGCAGAAACGCCTGGTTTTGCAACAGCAACAGATGGGGTAAGAGTAACGTTTGATGTAAAAAAGTTTGACCTTAGTCAAATGGAACATTTTAAAAATGCTGAATTAGATGGGGCTACTACTCCAAGTGCAATGGCTCATAGAATACATAATACTGTACCGTTGTATGGATATTTAGATAAAACTTTTAATGGAGGTTATAATAATTATAAAAACCCACTTTTTGCTAAAGATTTTACAGGCTATCAAAGAGGTGAAGTATATAGATTTGGTATTTTATTTTATGATACATCAGGTAATCCAACTTTTGTTAGTCCTATAGGTGATATACGTATGCCTGACAATGAAACATTGTATGGCTCATCAGTAGGTGGAAATGTATCTTATCAAAATAGTGATGGTGCAAGAACTTACAAACATTGCGGAACTTTACCATCTAAAGAAGATAGTTGGTCTTGGACAAGTGGAAGCACAACATTAACTAAAAATGGTGCTGCTACAGCTAGAGCTTTAGGAGATTTAGTAAGTAATGGTTTAGCAGGTGAAACATCAATACCTAAAGGAGTTTATATTACCAATATAGTTGATGCAAATAATATAACAATTTCAAAACAAACAACAGGAGCAAGTAATTATTCAGGTGATGTAGTTTTTGATAGACCTTTAGATGATGTATCTGGGTTTGCTTTGTTTCCAAAGTTTGAAGTAAAATTATCTGCAGCTACAAGAAGCAAAATAAGTGGGTATTCTATTGTAAGAGTTGCAAGAGGCGAAAATGATAAAAGAATATTAGCAAGCGGAGTAATAAGTCAAATACAAATACACGCTAATAATGACGGCAATGGAACGATGCGACATATGAATGGTCCAAGCTCTATTACTCCATTTACTCCTTTACAAACTCAAGAGTCTTATAGTAATACTAATTTTACTTATGACACTCCTGAACCTTATTTTGGTAAATTAAATTATCAAAAAAGACAAAATGATAAATTAAAAGTAGTTGCAAGGTTAGATGTAGGTTATTCAAATTATAATGATGAATTACCAGAATTTACAAATATACAGTCTGACCAACAGGGTTTTGAAAATCTTATGCAGTTTGCAACATATTACAATGCTGGTCAAGGTCAATTAGTAACTGATGTACAACCATATATATTGTCAGGAAGGTTTAACCCTAAATCTAGTACTTCCGAATGGGAGCGTATACAATATTCTTTTTTACCATTATATAGTCAATATTGGGCTAGTACAAATATATTTAGAGGATTATCAGACTCAGACAAGATGTTTGAAATTAAACACGCAGAAACTGTAAGTAATGGTGCTATGGTTTCTAATTTAAGAATGAGTGACCATGACGAGCATTCTCAAGGTCAAAAAAATCAAGACTTTAAAAATAAATTAAGAATTGCTTGGAAAAATGATGATGATGTATTAAGACATGCATCTGACACTGTTACTGATGAAAAATGGAGTTCAGGTGATTATTCTGGTTCTAACTCAAGCACCCTTTACAAAAACACCTTACATGGAGCTCCAACTATGTTTGTTTCTTTAGAGGCAGGTGGTTCAGGTGATGCTATATTTCCAGCAGATTATCATTGTGGTACAGGAGACCATCAGGACAATTCTTTTATGTTAAATTATAGAGGTAATGGTACTGCTTTTGTAAACCAAAGATTGTATGGGCAGAAATTATATGTTCAAATGGTAAGAAATGTGTCGGAATCTCAATATGGTGGTAGGTCTGACGCTTCTTTTGAAAATAGTCAATATATAAATACAGGTCATGTAAACTTCAACCCACAAGCTACTAATGTTGATTCTGTTTTTGGAGGCGACACCTATATTAATATGTATATTAAAAAGAAAATAGGTAAGTCAGAAATAGGTAGTGGAGCTCACCCATCAATGGGTATAATATTTCCAGTAGAGTCGTCAGTAAATTTAGACTTAAGAGATGGTGTTTATTTAGGTTCTACAGATGATATAAACTATCATGTTTATGATGATGAGTTAATGAATGAAACATATGGTTGTGAAAATACAACTAAAACATATGTACAAAAACCAGCAAATTTTAAAGATGTAAATAACTATAGTAATTTAATAGCAGCATCTAACTTAAAATTAGCAGGTGACCCGTTTGACGCTTATACTACATGGGATGCAAATGAAATTCACGAACTGGAAACTGGTAAAGGTGCTATATATAATTTATTTAATTTAAGAGGTGACTTGTTTGCAGTACAACAATCAGGTGTTTCTAAATTAACTATTAACCCAAGGGTTGTTGTAGATAATACAGACGCAGCTGCAGTAATGATTGCTACAGGTACTGGTCAAGTAATAGAAAGAAGTGATTATATAGACACTACTTATGGTAGCCAACACTATAACAATGCTATAGTTACAAATACAGCAGCTTATTGGTATGACAACAACATGTCTGCTTTTTGCAAATTAGTTTATGGTCAAGGTATAGTTGTACAAGATTTAGGTATAACAACTCAAAACACAAATATATTGCATTCTATTAAAGATGCAGTAATAGGTGATAAACCATTAGATTACAGTGTTGGTGGAGTTTGTTTGTATCATAATAAAATATTAGATGAGGTAGGTTTATGTATAACTCAAGCTTCTACAGGAACTCCTTTACATTTAGTTTATAGTGAGTTAAGCGATTTAATGGTTACAAAAAAAACAGATGTAATATCTTTAGCTTTTAACCTGCCAGGCGAATTATTAACGGTAGGAAGAAATGGTTCAGCAAATTCTATTTTAGCGCAAAAAATATATAGAGAAAATACTAACACTAATTTTAAAACATTTTATGACACAGTAAACACTAACTCTATGTCTATAACTTTTGTGTGTAATGAAAATGTATATACAAGCAAAAAATTTGACAAATTAGTGTTGTATTTATCTGAAAATGAAAACTCAAAAAAATTCACTAATTTTACTTTCACAGATTCGGTAAGTAATACACCGTTTACAACAACTGGAACAGGAGATAAAATGGTGCACGGAAAACATATTATACCAATAACAAGCACTGATGGTACAGCTAAAGCAACAGGTCAACATTTAACTATAAAAATAGATAGTACTGATGCAGCCAAGATAGAGTTGTTTGGTGCTTTAATACATAATAGAACTACAACATGATTAAAGACCTTACATTTAAACAAGAAAAAGCTTTAGCTAATGAGTTATATTACGGTGGTGGAGTAACTAAAAAATACTCTGGCGGTGGTATGGCTGCAATGTTTTCTGCAGGTGGCGCTGACCCTAGTATGTTTCAAGGCAATTATCAAGACATGTTAAATCAAGGGTTAGACCCTACAAGAGATGATATGTCTACTTTTAGAAAAGGTACTAGCTTTAAAGATGCTGATAAAGCAGCAGGAGTTACAGCTATGGCTGGTAGTGCTTTAACAGGTATTGCAGATGCTTTTGATAAAGACCCTACTAGATATGATAATGCCGATGTAGCTAAAGAGACTATAAAATTTACACAAATGGGAGCTCAAGCAGGACCTATTGGAGCTGCTGTTGGTGCAGCAGTAGGGTTAGGTGTTGGTATAGCTAAAAAGAAAAAACTTGCAAAAGCAGAAAAAAAACAAAAAGCTAAAGAAGCAAGAGAAAAAGATTTAGCATTGTTTTTATCTGCAAAATCTGAAGATTACAAAGGATACGAAACAGGTGGAAAAATACCAATTGATAGCTTAGTTGATTTAAAATCATCTACTACGCCACCACAAAATAAACTTGACAGTGTAATACAAGGTTCAGCAATGAGCGCTGTAAATAGTTTTAGAACTGGTGAAGCTAAAGCTCATTTTCAAGGAATGTATGGAGATAACTATGCAGATAGCCTTATGAATAAATATGGAAGTTTGCCACCAAATTTTCAAGAACCTAAAGAAAAAATAAAACCAGAAGTTATGCAGGCTGCTATTAAAAAATTAGAATCATCTAATTATATGCCTGATATATCAGCAAGACAAGACCAAACTAATATTGGTATAGATTACTCACAAAGAGGTGCTGATGCAAAAAAACACTTTATGGATAAATGGGATTTAGACGAAGACCAGTATAACAAAGTTGATTTTTATACTAACGATAATAAAGTAAGGCAATATAATGTAGGAGGTATGACGACAGGTGCTTATAGTCATTCTACAAATCCATTAAAAGTAGTAGACAAATCAGGTAACGATACAGGTATGGAATTAACAGGTGGTGAAGGAGTCTTTGATAAACCATTCATGACTAAGCTACAAAGAATGTTATCTACTGGTGAATACAAAAAAGCAGGAAAAGCTGTACAAAGTGAAATGTCAACTTGGAAACATAAATAATGGCAAACGAAAAGAAAAATTCATACGACTACGACAAGTCAGGTAAGGATAAATACCAGCCATCTGGTGGGTGGTCTGATGGTGTAAGTGATGATGCTAAAAATTGGTATTACGCAAGAGAAAAAACTAAAGAATTTGAAGGTGGTGTTCAAACTACATCTACTGATTTAGGTAATTCTCAAACACTTGCTGATGGTACAGTTTTAAAAACAGCTACTAGATATGGTTTAACATTCAAAGCATATATGGCTTCTGTTGGTAAAGATGTTTCTAAAATGACAAAAGCAGAAACAGACAAATGGATAGGTGGATTTAACAGCACTAAGCAAGACCAGGTAGAAAAGATATTTAAAAAACAATACTGGGATAAATACAATTTAGGTCAAATTAAAGATAGAAAAGTAGCAGCTACTATTTATGATGCTGCGGTAAACCAAGGATATAACTTAGGTACAGGTAATAGTAACTCTACTTTAATGAGAGTTATGAAAGAGCTTGGTATAGAAGGTGATAACTCTAGTTTAGATAAAGCTATATCATCTATTAATAGTGCTATAGACTCTCAAGGCGGAGATAAAGTATTAGAAGCATACAACAACACAAGAGAAGAGTCTTATTGGAATTCTAAAGACATTGATGACAGCGCACATGGCTGGATGTCTAGACTTAACAAACAAAGAAATAACGATAATAAAAAATCAGATGTTGAGTTAAGAGCTATTAAAGACACTCAAGAGGCAGGCGGTTTTAAACCAAGCGCAGGAGAAGAAAATAAAGCAGCACTTGCTGCAACACAAGAGAAATTTCAAAAAGACTTGCAAGGTACTCAAGAAGTAATAGATGCAAGTACAGAAGAATTACAGCCAGGTGAATTAGATTTAGCTGACATTATTAGACGAGATGAAGCAGGAGAAGAAATAACAGATGCTGAGCGTAATTATTACGATACTACTTTTCAAAACGCTATGTTAAATGGTGATGAAGAAGCTTTAGCTATATATAATAACGCAAAAGAAGAAGCTGGTTTTCCTGACTTAATGACTAACTATGAGCAGTTAAATGCAGAGTTAGCAGATAATCAACTTAAACAAGATGAAACTGGTGGTTTAGGTCCTGCAATAAATATAGAACAACAGAATGCAGAACAAACAGAAGAAAACACAGGGTATGTTTCAGGGGACTCAACAGAACAAGATGCTTTAATAAAAGCTGAGCAAGATAAACAAGCAAGATTAAAAAACCAACAAGATGCATTAGACCGACATCAAGGCAGACTTGATAAGTTAATGGAAGAGTATGACGACCCTAAATATGGTCCAAAAAAACCTAAAACTGAAGAAGAAATAAATTCTGCTAAAGACGAAGCAAGAAATAAACAAATGCGTGCAGCAGAAGGTGTTCTTTCAGGTTTAAAAGCAGCAGCAGGTGTTATGTCATTATCTCAAGCTCTAAGAGACCCTGATGTAGAAACACCTGAAATATCTCCATTAGTAATTGAAGCACTTAATAAACAAAAACAATTAGCAAACTCTGGTTTAACTGCGGCAGAAAAAGCTGCTGCTATGCAAAATTTAGACAACGCATATGCAGGTGCTATGAAGAACGTTTTAAGAGCCTCTGGTGGACAAAGAGGATTGTTTTTAGCTAACCAAGGTGTAGTAGATGCAAACAGAATATCAGGGTTAAATCAATTAGCTGCTGAAGATGCAAAATTACATAGAGAAAATATTAAACAATATAACTCTTTAGCTTCAGCTGTAGGTACAATGCAGTTAAACAGAGATATGAATGTAGAACAAATGCGACAAACTACATTAAATAATAATAGACAAGTGTTATCTGGTATAGGGCAGAATTTATTGTCAGATGCTTTAAGTGATGTTTCATATTATTTAAATCCTAATAGAAAAAAGACTGAAGCTTTAACACAACAAATGCTTGACCAGTTAGCTGGTAATAGTGGAAATAAAGCTAACACAGATATAATAAATCAAGATGTAGAAACTGCATCAACAACAACTTCTGATGCAGATAATGCAGCAGATGCAAATGACGATAATAACCCTAAATAATGGACTACTCTAAAGTAAATAACGCCCTAAGTGGATGGGTTGGCTCAGGACAAAGAAGAGATAGAGCTAAAGCAGAATTAGGTGAAGCTATGCAATTGATGCAAGCGCAACAACAGTTGCAAGCTAATCAAAATGCAAAAGAGCAAGAGCTTAATGAATGGCAGCAATACATACATGGAATGGCAAGTCAAATTGCTGTTCGAAATGAAGACAAGGATAAAATACAGGCAATGTATGACCAAGAAAAAGATGTCTTTTTATCTGAATTAGAAAAATACGGAAACGACCCTGTTAAGTTCATGAATTCTGGTGGCAGAAAAACAATGCAAAATTTCTTCAACAATATTGCATTATCAGATGATGCTAAAAGAATATCAGCAAACACAAAACAAGTGCAAGGTTTTTATGAACAACTTGAAGGTGATAATGGCAAGAATGCTTACCTAATACCTAATCAAGTACGAAGAGAATTTAATGCTTATATGAGTGGAGATATAGATTCATTTAAGCATAGAAGTTTAGCTTCTTGGGACGAGCCTGGAGATGATTCAAGAGGAAATACATTAGCAGAAAAATACATGAACACAGGTACTAATTACCTTAAGTTTAAAAATAATTATGCTATTGAATATGGTTTAGGTGAAGAAGAATACTTAAATATATCTGACGACCAATTAGAAAGATATGTTGCAGAATATGTTGGCGGAGGAAATCCAATGCAAGCATTACAACCTTTGCAACAAGGCACGGAGGTTAATAAATCTGTAGCTGGTAGAATGCAAAGACAACATAAGCGTCTTGGAATGAAACAAATAGACACGTCTGTTATAAGTGGTAAATCTCAAGAGTATGTTACAGCATTAAGAGATTACGACATGGGTAACTTTAATGTTGGTGTTACGCCAAACAATACGGATATTATGGGACATCAAGGATTTATAGGAAATGAGTTGGCTATGTCGCAAGCTGTATTAGGTAAAAACACAATAGTTGATTTAGAAAAATACGCAGAAGATGTAAAAGCTGTGAATGGTGTTTGGTATGATGAAGATGGTGGAATGGTAACTCCAGGCGATGAAATGGGTGATATAAGACCAGGTGCTATATTTATGGGTTATAAAATAAAACAAGCAGATGGTTCTTATAAGTTAGTTAAGAAAGAAGACTTAGATGGTGAGCCTACAAATGCAGAACACGCGCTTATACAAGAATACGAAAGCGATGATGTGCTGTGGTTTAATAGTTATTACTATAATGAAATAGACCCTAACGATACTAAAACAATGTCAGCTTATTCTGATATACTAGGTCAAGATACTGCACTGCAAAGATACACAACAGATAAGTTGTCAGATGCACCAGAACCTGTAGTTAAAAAACCAATAACTGTAGACTCAAGCGTTAATGATATACAATCACAAGTAGGGTTGTATATAGACCCTGTAGAAAGAGTTATGGATGTAATAGGTTTGGGAACTAAAAAGAACGATACTACTAAAAGTATTTTATTATCTTTAGCAGCTGTAGAAGGAGATATGGATAAGGGTATAAATTCTTTAACACAAAGATTTAATCCTAATAGTTTTCCAGAGCTTAATCAAGCATTATTAAGTGGTTCTACAAAAGATTTTTTTGATGCATATTATGATTTATTAACTGCTAATGGTGTTGATGCACAAGCAGCAGAAGATTACATTATGCAAGTAGATAAATTAAGAGATAAGATACAAAGAGCTTTATAAAATGGCAGAAAACATGCTACCTGAAGAGTCACTCTGGAAAAGAGATACTCCTAAAAACGACATTAAAAAATACGATGAATCTTTAGACGATAGTTATAAAGCACCGCCATCTTCGGATGGCATTCATTTTGCAGGGACTGATGTCCCTATGCCTGTATTTATGAGACCTCCAGCACCAGAGCCACAACAGGCAGGTGAACTTATGGCAGGTAGTCAAGAGCCCGTAAAACCTACTGAAATAGATGAGGATATGGGCTTTATTGAAATGGCGGGTAAATCTTTCATTGTCGGTGTTGGTGACATGGTAGACAGCATGGGAGATATTGCTGATTTTATTAGTGGTAATTCTTCTTCTGAAGTATCTAAACAAGTTTATGGGTTAGACACATCTAAGCCTATTTCTGATTCATTACATAATTTTGCTGACTATTTACAGTCTTTTGGTGATGATGTACCAGGTCTTAATGATTTAGAAGATGTAACATGGGACGACTTAGCAGACCCTGATTTTTGGGCTACTGGTGTTGCTCGTATGTTACCTTTTGCTTTGTCATTAATGGTTCCTGCTACATATGCTGCAAGAGGTGTTCAATTAGCAACAAGAGGTGCAAAATTTGCAAGAGCATCACAAGCTGTTGCAAAAGGTGCTCAATCTATAGGTGCTACAAAATATGCAACAGAATTAGCGGCAAGAGGTTTAATTAAATCTTCATTATCTATCACAGCTGCGGGTGCTACTTCTAACTTAATAGAAGGTGCGGCATTAGCAGGTCAAACATTAAATGAAGGTGTTAAACAAGGTCTTACAGAAAATGAAGCTATGAATGCTGCTTCTTTAGTGTATAGAGATAACCTTGCGTCTATGGCTGCAGATGTAGTTCAATACGGGTTGTTTATGGGACAATTAGGTATTGGTCGTTCTGCTATGGAAGGTGCAAAAAAATTAGGTGCACAATTTGCAGGAACAAGCGCAGCTAAATCTGTAATGGGTGTGGCTGGTAAAGCAGCACAAAAAACAGGAGCTGCAGCATTAAAAGCACCAGGAATTAAAGAACCAATTAAACAAGCTTTTAAGGCTATAGGTATGGGTGCAGCTCAAGGTATTACCGATGGGGTTGTAGAACAGTTTCAAGAAGTGTACCAAGATTGGTCAGTGCAAAGAAGAATAGCAGATGAAAAAGGTCAAGACTTTCCTGGTTATTTAGATTTCTTTTTAGCAGACGAACAAAGACCAACAAGAGTATTGTCATTTGCTACAAGCTTACTTATGTCTGGAGCATCTAATACTATTAGAACAGCTTCAGAAAACAGAGTTGCTTTACAAAAGTCTATAGATAATAGAAATGAATCACATGAATACCTTAGTTCTTTCACAAAAGATTTAGATAGCGGTAATTATACTGTTAAGCGTAAGGTTAAAAAAACAGTAAAAGGTAAAGACGGAAAAGACCAAATTGTAGAAGAAGAAGTTACTGAAACGTTAGACGCTACTGAAGCAACTAATTTAATGAAAGATTCTGCTGCGTATAACTTAGCTATGAACGCAGTTAAGGAGGGTGATGAAAAAGTAGTATTAGACTTTTTACAACAACAATTAGAAACAGGTCGTATTACAGAAGAGCAGCACAAAATATACACAGAAACTATAAGTGAAGTACAGCAAGCTATGGAAGGTAAGCCTACCCATAACTTAGACAATATGGGTAAGACTGAGCTTGTAAGTAATGCTTGGTTGTATAATACAAGTAAACGTAGACTAGAACAACAAAAAGAAGATATTGAATCTCAAATTGCAACTTATGAAGCTGCAATGGAAGACGGTAGTTTAAGTAAAAGAGTAGGTAATAGAGAAATTAAAGGTCTTAGAGCTTTAGCTGAATCATCTATGCAAGCTCAAAAAGACTTAATGAAAGCTACTAAAGATAAGATTACAGAGATATACGACAATGCTGAGTCTCGTGAAAAAACTAAAAAGTTTGTTAGCGAAAAAGCTCCTAAAATAAAAGAGTTAATTGCAAAAGAAAAAGAGGGGACTGAATTAACTGAAGAAGAACAAGCTATTATAGATGAAGATGAATTATCAAAAGAATTTTATAAAGCTGAAAAAGAAGCTCAGTCTGTAAATGACGCTTATACTAAAGCAGAAGAAAAAGTAGGTAAGAAAATGGAAGGCCATGAATTAGACAAAGCACAGTCTGTTGATGGTAAATTTGTATTTATAAAAGAAGATAAGAAAGATGGTTCTGTTAGTATTATAACTGTAAATGAAGACGGTACAGTTGAACAAAAAACTGATAGAATAGATGAAGCTATTGATGAGGTAGATAAAGAAATTAAAGAGCAGCAAGAAAAAGAACAAAAAATAGAAGAAGAAACAGTAGAAGGTAAAGACGAAGAAGTTACAGAAGATGATAAAGAGCAGACGCCTGAAGAAAAAAAGAAAATTAAATTACCTGATTATCTGAAACCTTCTAATATAAAAGCAAGCGCATCTTTAGTAAAAGACGCTACTGTTAAAGTTCTTAAAGCATTCTTTAGTAAAGAAAAAGCTATTAAAATATTAGATGTTGTAGAAGCTGCAGCACATAGAAGAAAAGTCAGAAGAGCAATTAAAATGGGTGGTGGTTCTGATATAACACTAGCCAATTTATATGCAAAAAAATCTGCTGATGGATTAATATCTATACAGTTCTTAGATGAAATATATGAACACGGTGAAGAAGCTGCTGCATATGCAATGGGTCTTGGTGTGTTCGTGAATCCTAATGCTGCTACTGAAGCACCAGAGGAAGCTATATTTCACGAGAACTTCCATATATTTAGAAAGCTTTATGGTCATCTACCTGAAGTTAAAAAAATGATGAGAGCTGTCGTAAAACAGCCTGTTTATAAGATAACTAAACTACAGTATCAAGAACACATTCTTTATGCTGTGCCAGATGGAACTGGAAAAGTAAAATACATTACACAAAGAGAAGGTCTTGAAATATTAAAAAGAATACAACAAAGGTCTGCACAAACAAGTTTGTTTAGTGTAATTACTACATACGAAGATTATTTGTATGAAAATAAACTAGCGCCAAGTGAGGAAGCACAAAAATCTTTTTACGAGTATTCAAAAGACATTTTAGAACAAGCTGGTTATCAAGAAC